GACTGACCGTGACTTTTTAGTTCCACCTGAGGAATTGGTACTCGCCGGTTCTCAGGTCCTGCCGGAGCGTGGTGACACGATCCGCGAAACCGACAACGGCAAAGTCTACATCTACGAGGTCAATGCCCCTGGGAGCGAACCACCTTGGCGATGGTCAGATCCCCACCGACGACTGCTTCGAATACACACCAAACAGATTGGGATGGAATAATGTCGGCAAGTATGGTCGCAATCGCAGATGCAGTGACCGCGGAATTGAACGGCCATTCGTTCAGTCAGCCATTCAATGCGCAGCGGCTTTATCTGCCGATTTTCGACTTGCAAGCGATGTCTGAATTAAAGGTAACGGTAGTCCCTAAAAGCATCAGCAGTTCGTCGCTTGATCGATCGCGTGACAACTTCGACTACCAAATCGACATCGCAATCCAAAAGAAAACACCCAACGACCTCGCAGTCATCGACTCACTAATGCTCTTGGTCGAGGAGATCGGTGATCACTTCCGATCCAGTCCACTATCCAGTTTCCCCGGGGCTCGTTGCACCAGCGTAGAAAACACTCCGGTCTATGCCCCTGATCATTTGCAAGAACTCCGTCAATTCACCAGCGTATTGACCCTCACGTTTCGTCTTTGGAGATAATCGATGACTACCGGAGACGTTGGCCCATTCCGAATGCAGTTCACCAATTCGCGAGGAGTCACCCGTGAGATTCCCGGCTTGGACGACGTGGATGACATGTTCAAAGTCAAATCGATCCAGAAGAAGTTCCGGGATTCATGGACCAGACCAATAACGGATCAGTGGCAGTTGTTTGAGAATGGTGGAGCAACGGCAACTGTGGCGAATGGTATTCTAACCATCAGCTCAGGCACAACAGCAGGAGCATTCGTAGAGCTTTTATCTAGGGAATCATTCACTATACCCTTTCGTGCCATGATTGCTTTGCAATCCGGCGCAACGCGTCAGGCAAATACCCACCATATTGTTGAGGCAATTTCGATCGATCCGTCGACGGGTATACCGGATGGAAAACACTTGCTTCAAATTGACATTGGTGGGGCAGCCTCCACCACTGTGACTCAAATGCGTTTCAGCGTTCAAAACGGAGGATTGGCGCCTCTAGAGAGCGCTGCTTCGACGATCGTTACCACAGCAACACAGTCGATCCTAGAACTCGAACCGTTCTCTGATGAGTGTTATTTTCACTCTAGAACACTTGATGCGACAACAGGCAGATCCAATTCCTATGTTCGCCATCAGCAAATCCCCGATCCAACGGCAATTTATAAACTTAGAATTCGCTCGATGAATCATCAAGCTTGGAAGATAATTACCAACGCTACTGCAGGATTATCGGGGGCAATTCGGATCACGTCGACCGCTCACGGACTCACAGGAAATCCCATTGTATGGGTTGAGTTACTAAATGGAGTTACTAACGGTGGAGTTGAGATACGTGGAAACTACCCGGTAACAGTGATAGATGCCAACACCTTCGACCTTGATAGCACGATATTCGAAGGTAGTTACATCAGTGGTTCTGGGCGTTTTGCGTTGGCAGCTGCTCCGGCAGCGAACATCAATCTGCAATCACAATTCATCAACTGCCAAGATTATGCGGAACTGACTGCTGAGGTGACGGCTGGACGCGGGCAGACAGTGATTGGGCAAGGCTTGGGTGTCATTCTCACCGGAGCGACAGCCACCACAACGGCCATTGGCCAAGCTATTGCGGTTGGACCGGTGGCACACGACGTTGCGCGTGGTACAGCAGCTCCAATCATCAACGCCGGACGAGCAGTGTCAGCCGCATATACCACTGTTGCCACTAACGATGTCGCTGACATGATAACGACACTTCAGGGCGTGCAAATCGTACGCCCTTGGCAGATCCCAGAACTCGAATGGTCGTACGCCGCTGCCGCAGGTGGTGTGATCAATACGACCGATGTTGCGTTGGTTGCTGCAGCCGGTGCGGGCTTGCGTCGCTACATCTGCTCAATGCAACTTTCGAACAACTCTGCCGTGGCGACTGAAATTGTTCTCAAGGATGGTGCTTCAATCATTTGGCGAGGCCATCTGCCAGCCAACGCTCCCATGTCGGAAGTCATTTTTGAAAATCCACTTAAGACCACCGCCAACACCGCGCTGAACTTTGCCTGCATCACCTCTGGTGCGGCCGTCTATGTCAATGCACAAGGATACACGGCACCGTAAAAGTAGCTATGATCGCCGTCAAAGTTAATACGAAGAAATCGATCGACAAAGTCAAACGCAAGGTCCAACAGGGAAACTTTAAAAGCCTTGGACACGCAGCAGCCACGATTCGCTTGGTTGCCCGGCGTTCCATTCGTAAACGTAAAACAGCGGCCATGCCTGGTAGTCCACCCAACACACGTCGTGGTCAACTCAAACGATCCATCATGTATGCAATTGATAAACAGCGCGGCATAGCCCTCATCGGTCCGGACTTCGATGTGATTGCCACAGCTGGTAAAGCCCATGAGTTCGGCGGCAAATTTCGACGTGAGCATTACCCCAAACGACCGTTCATGGGACCCGCACTGGATAAAGTCAAAGACCGCTTACCCCCGATGTGGGCAAACAGCGTTGGTTAAGGAGTACGAATTATGCCAGCCAAACTTGGACTCGATGCGAAGCTCTATCGCAACACCGGAACTTATGCGGCTCCTACATGGGACATCATCGGCAATGTCCGAGACTTAACCCTGAGCCTTGAAACAGGGGAGGCTGATGTGTCAACTCGAGCCAATAACGGTTGGAGAGCAACCGTAAGCACGCTCAAAGATGCATCACTGGAATTCGAGATGGTTTGGGATGCGGCAGATACCGATTTTTCTGCGATCCGCGATGCATTCCTAAATAACACCACCATAGAGATGGCCGTGATGGATGGACTCATCACCGGTACTGGCAGTAGCGGTTCGCAGGGTCTCAGGGCCAGTTTCCGCATCGCGAGTTTCTCGCGCAATGAGGCTCTCGAAGAGGCCATAACCGTCTCGGTCACTGCCAAGCCAACGTATTCGGCGAATCCACCTTCTTGGATGACCGTCGCCTAATTCCATCTGAATTCACTTGCTTCGTGAGGTTTTAGAAAATGCACAGTTTTGTGGATAACTCCCGACGGACTTGGGAAGTCGCGATCAATGTCACGGCCGTCAAACGGATCCGTGGCTTGCTCGGAATCGATCTTTACGCATTGGTCGACGACGGATTCAAGTCACTCTCGAAACTCGTTTCCGATCCGGTCACTCTGGCCGATGTGCTGTATTGCCTGTGCAAGGATCAGGCCGACAAGGCATCGATTACCGATGAGGATTTTGGTCGAGCGCTCGCCGGTGATGTGATCACCCAAGCGGCTGATGCGTTCGTTGAGGAGCTAATCGATTTTTTCCCGGATGCCCGCGCCAGGATGAGCCTTCGCAAGGCGATCGAAGCGGGCAAAGCGGTGCGGGACAAAGTAATCAGCCATGCGGAGAAAATCCTCGATTCGATCAACCCCGAAACCGAAGCGCAGAGGTGGATCAACTCGTCTGGCACTTGGCCGGCGTCCTCGGCCTCGATCCCGGACCATTCAGCCTCCGAGAGCTGATCGCCATGGGGGAGGCACGTAGCCAAGTTCTCTGGAATCACACCTCCAGCGTGCTGGCAATGCTTGCCAACATCCATCGCGATGCCAAACGCTCGAAAGTCTATCACCCTGCAGATTTCAATCCGCATGCCAAGAAACGAATCCAGCCTCGCACAATGGTTGGAATCGAAGCCCTCAAACACGTCTTCATTGATCGCCAAAGTGAGTTGCAATAGTCATGACATCCAGTTCAAGCATCAAAGCAGGTGCAGCCTACATAGAGCTCTACACCAAAGACTCGCGTCTCGTGAAGGGACTCAACGATGCAGCCAAACGACTCGATGCCTTTGGCAAAAGTCTCCAAGGGATCGGAACCAAGATGGCCATGCTCGGTGTGGGAATTGTTACCCCACTGGCCGGCGCTGCCAAGTTGTTTGCTGACATGGGAGGAGACCTGGACGACATGAGCCAACGAACAGGAGCCTCGGTGGAAGCGCTCTCAGAACTCGGATTTGCTGCCGAGCTTTCCGGAAGTGATTTAGCCACCCTGGAGGGATCACTCAAGAAGATGCAAAAAATGCTTTTTGAAGCGGCTTCTGGCTCGCAGTCAGCCCAGGAAACCCTCTCTTCGCTGGGGCTCAGTGTCGCGCAACTTTCCAAGCTCTCCCCCGACGAGCAGTTCAAACTTATCGCCGATCGGATGTCGCAGATCACCGACCCAACTCTAAAAACTGCGACTGCGATGGCGATCTTCGGCAAGTCGGGGACACAATTACTCCCGATGCTTGCGAGTGGTGCCCAGGGAATCGAGGATTTTCAACAAAAAGCCCGCGATCTGGGTCTAACGATGGCAACCAAAGATGTGCAAGCTGCAGCAGAATTTGGTGATCGTATCGACATCCTTTGGAAAGTTCTCAAAAAAGCGGTATTTACCATTGGCTCGGCCTTGGAGCCGGTTCTCTCAGCGATGATCGATTCGACCGTTCGTATCGTGGTAGCTACCAGCGACTGGATCAAGAACAACAAAGACCTAATTGTCACCGTCTTCAAAGTGGGCATGGCGATCGCAGCCGGCGGAGCAGCGATTGTTGCGTTGGGGGGAGCGGCCGTTGGACTCGGCACGGTCTTTAGTACTGCTGCCACGGTGCTCGTGGGGATCGGGCAAGGGATCGCTATTCTTGGAACAGCGATCGCAGCACTTCTTTCTCCCATCGGACTGACTATAGCAGGCCTTGCCGCCTTGGTCGGCTACTTCGTCTACACCAGCGGTGCAGGTACGCAAGCGATGCAATGGCTGGGGGAGCGATTCAATGAACTCAAGGATACCGCACTGGCTGCCTGGCAAGGGATCGGCGATGCGTTGGCTGCTGGCGACATCGCATTGGCTGGCAAAATCCTCTGGCTCACGCTGAAAATGGAATGGCAACGCGGAGTCGTATTCCTCCAGTCGAAGTGGCTGGACTTCAAAGGATTCTTCATCGGTATCTTCCAAAGCGCGGTCTACAGCGTCGCTGGATTGATGACCGACGCGTGGGCTGGTTTGCAAACCGGTTGGCTGGAAACCACCCACTTCATCGCCGATAGCTGGACGATTCTGATTAGCCTGCTCCAAAAGGGATGGAATCGCTTCAGTGGGTTCTTTCAGAAAGTATGGGCCCGCATCCAAGGGCTCTTTGGGGATACCAACGCTGAAGCGGAGATCGCCAAGATCAACGACGAGATTGCTCGTCAAGACGATCTGATCAACAACTCGCAAAACCAAACCATCCTCGATCGCGAAAAGCAACGCCAGAAAGCTCGCAACCAAATCGAACAAGATCGCCAAGGGGCGCAGTTGGCACTCTCCGATATGCAGTCCCAAGAGCAATCGGCTCTGGAAGCTGCCAACCAAAAGGCATTGGCAGATTCCGCCGCAGAGTTGGAGAAGGCTAGGGGAGAGTGGAAAGCCGCTCTCGGTGAAGCTGCCAAGAAGCGTTCAGAAACTTCTCCTGGCTCAGCCGGCAAATTTTCGCTCTCGGACGTGGCACTTCCCAACATGGATGCCTTCGATCAAACGCTCGCCGAGACCAAGAAGAAAACGGATGTTGTGGGGACTTTCAATCCCATCGCCGCCATGAACCTCGGATCGGATTCGCTAGGCGAACGCACCGCACGTGCCAGTGAGGAGGTTGCTACCAACACTAAGAAACTCGTACAGCAAGCCGAACGTGGTGGCTTGGTCTTCGGATAGGAGATTTCCGATGCCCGCTCCAGTCATCATCGAACGCTTCGACTCGAAAGAAGCCTCAGAAAGCAAAGACAATCCCACTCATGATCTGGTCTACATGATCATGAATACCGAGGACTACGCTGTCGCCAAGAGCCTAATGGCTTCGACAGTTCCCGCAAACGTCGGCGATCTTTACTTGGATGATTACCACGTCGTTCATCTAGGCAATGGTGTCTGGGAGGGAACCGCTCGCTACGTTAAATGGAAAAGCGAGTCACAGTATTCGTTTGACACCGGTGGTGGAACTCAGCATATCTCGCAGAGCATCGCCAATATGGGCAAGTATGCGGCGGGAGGCTTCACCGCTCCAGATTTTTTTGGCGCGATTGGGGTTACCGATGATCGAGTCGAAGGCACCGACATCACCGTTCCAGTTTTCAATTTCACCGAGACACATTACATCGATAAGATCCTGGTGACCGGAGCGTACAAACTCGCCCTGTTCAATCTCACAGGCAAAGTGAACGGTTCAGGCTTCAAAGGCTTTGCCAAAGGGGAAGTGCTATTCTTGGGAGCAAGCGGAGCGAAACGTGGACTCGACGATTGGGAGATCACGTTTCGATTTGCAGCCAGTCCCAATGTCGCTGGCTTATCTTTGGGCAGCATTGCTGGCATCGCCAAGGAAGGTTGGCAGTACCTGTGGGTGCGATTCATCGACGACGAAGATGCAACAGCCAAAGCACTCATCAAACGCCCCATCGCAGCCTACGTCGAACAAGTCTATCCCTATGGTGACTTCAGTGGTCTGGGAATTGGAGTGTGATCCATGGGAGACCAATTTCGCAAAGTTCAGCCAGGTGATCCGCTGAAGATTCCGGCAGAAGCCTGGAATGCTTTGGTGGATTTATCGCGGCAACAAAAGAACCAGCGACATGATCAACTCACCGAATCCGAAGGAACCTCGCGTCAAACGACACTAGCCAAAGTACGCAACCAAACCGGAGTCGACCTCGATCGATTCTCGATCGTCGAACTCGGTGCGCCGATCATCACCCCCACAGCGAACCTTCAAGAATTCAAACGCCAAATCAGTTTCCAAGGCCTCGTTCCTAGCAGTGGCACTGGTCCACGTTTCGGTGTGCTGCTGGAACCACTGAAGAACAACATGATCGGAACAGCGGCTTGCGGTGGCTGCGTCATCACCCGAGTTTCAGTCGGTATCAATGCCTATACCTGCGCGGAGACAGTCGCTGGCCAAAACGGTTACTTGCAAAGCGTGCCGCACGGACCAGCCTCGGTTCTCTGGATTGAAGCCTCGGGAACCGTACGCTGGGCAGTGATTCGCTTCGACGATGCTAACTACGAAGAGATCGTGTTCATCACCAGCAACATCCCCGATGGCAATGGTTACTACCCAGGCGTCGTCCAGAAGTTCGACGTCGCTTCGAAGTCCTGGAGCACGGTCTTCGATTGCAAGGTGGTGGATGCCAACAAATGACCTTGTATTCACGTCGTTACATCGCCACTTCCGTAAGTGGCTCGGTCGAAGGGCTGCCTGTGTACGCGGCAACCTGTACGCAACAACGATCCGGGCTAGGTCCCAAACGCCAGCTCGGACATTTCCTTGGAATGGTTGATGGAGAACCTTTGTATGCAGTATCTAGCTGTGACTTTCCTCAAATGGGTCGTTACCTCATGCGTTATGTGGGGTATTCCGACCTGCCTATCTATGCCATTGTATGCTGCGAGCTTTCCTCAAGTGGCTCTTCCGGAAGCAGTGGTTCAACGGGCTCTTCAGGCTCATCGGGATCATCGGGTTCTTCAGGCTCATCGGGCTCTTCAGGATCATCGGGATCATCGGGATCAAGCGGCTCAAGCGGCTCAAGCGGCTCGATCGGCTCGATCGGCTCGAGTGGCTCGAGTGGCAGCAGTGGATCCTCCGGTTCAAGTTCCGGAAGCGGATCTGGATCCAGTGGAAGTTCTAGTTCCTTCGGTCCAAGCGGTAGCTCCGGGACCAGCGGATTTTCCGGCTCCACTGGCTATTCGGGGAGCGTTGGATCAGGCTCAAGTGGCTCGTCGGGCAACTCCGGTTCGAGTGGCATTTCAGGCTCGACGGGTTCGAGTGGATCGTCTGGTAGCTCAGGTTCGTCCAGCTCATCCGGCACATCGGGTTCGTCTGCCTCCAGTGGCGGCTCGTCCAGTGGTTCTAGCGGCGTCGGTTCCAGCGGTGTTAGCAGCTCAGGCCCATCGAGCGGCTCGAGCGGTGTTGGTAGTGGCTCAGCGAGCAGTGGTAGCTCCGGCTCGTCGAGCGGTTGCTGTTGTCCGTGCTATTACCAATGGACAGTATTTGGCTGGATGCCGGTCTCTGTCCCAGATCCGTGCGTTACTCCGCAGGGACCGTTTCAAGTCGACTGCGTGTGCGCCGGAAACGAACCAACCCGTCCTGGTTCCTACTTCGGCGAAACCGTTTACACCGTCTGTCAGGAAATTCTGTTGTGAGTGAAACTATTGCTTGCCCCCATAACGTGGATGGCTACTGCCAAGTTTCTACCGAACTGGCGCAGATGCCCGTCCCGATTGCACACGATGCGTGTGCTGCCTGCATCTTGCAATCCCATCCACGCACAAAAAACTCAGTAACTTGCAGCAAAGCAATTCAGTATCGATCATACGTTGGTATGCTCCCCACCGAAGAATTGCTGGAGTGCGTGAAGCCACCGTCGCGAGGCGTTGGTACTGAAATGGAATTCCTCATCGAGAAAACAAGGAGTTTCCTCCATCGCGTTGGGTTGGGTTGGCTCCTCCCTCCACGAGCCCAATGCGGTTGCCCAGCCATGCGGAGTTTCTTGAATCAACAAGGCATTCCGGGATGCCTCCGTAATCGGCAACGCATCACCACCGAGATTTTGGATCGATGGAGAACCCATTTGCCGGTCATTCGATTTGTTCCGATCGCACGCTTCTTGATCGGTATATATCTCAAACATGCCATGCGCCGGTATCAAAAAAAGGAGATCGCTCATGGCTAATTGCAATCAAGCTACCGCCGACATGACTCCCGAAGCGATGCTGGATCTGATCGCGCAGTGTCCACCAGGGCCATGGCCCAACGGCTGGGGCACTTGGGGCAACACGATTGAAGCTCATCGCCGCTTGGTTGACACGTACGTTGACAACCTCAAGCCCAATCGCGTGACCTATTCCCAAGAACGCGGCATCGTCATTGCCGGGGGAGGTCTGAAGTATTTTCCGAGCGTGTGGGTCAACGTGAATTTGCTACGTCATTTCGGTTGCACATTCCCAATCCAACTTTGGTATCTGGGGGACAGCGAAATGGATCCTTACATGAAGCGACTGCTCGAACATTTAGGTGTCGAGTGCATCGACGCTCGCGAGATCGAGCAACAGCACCCCTGCCGGATCCTGTGTGGTTGGGAGTTGAAACTCTACGCAACGCTCCACTCACCTTTCGCCCAGGTTCTATTCCTAGACGCCGACAATGGGGTCGTGTGCGATCCAACGTACTTGTTCGACTGTGACGAGTACAAACGCCACGGCGCGGTCTTCTGGCCAGACTACGCGTGCTGGACGCTCAAGCCTGGCGTATGGCGAGTCTTCGGGATGTATGACATGGCCGAACCCGAAGTGGCAGAGCATGAAAGAGCCTTCGAGTCCGGCCAATACCTCATCGACAAACGACGCTGCGACCGCGAGCTGCGATTGTCGTTGTTTTACGCCGAGCATTCGGACTTCACATTCCAGCACGTCTATGGTGACAAAGAGTGTTTCCACCTGGGTTGGCGACGACTTGGCTCTGATTACGCGATGCCCAGCGCCGGTCCTGGCTGGAATGTCCATACGATCGTGCAATTCGACTTCCGAGGGCAGATCGTTTTCCAACATCGCTGCCAAGACAAATGGCGCTTTGGAGGAAATCGATTTGTGGACTCCTTGGCCAATGAAGAATTGTGTTTCCAATGGGTGCAAGAGCTCTCGTCTAAATGGAGCGGCGTATTGTGGCGCAATGAAACCCCCACACCGAGCGAACAAAAAGTCATCGATTCCATCCAAGGCCAGAAGGCCATTTACAAACGTGTAGGATACGATGAGCGTCTTTTATGTTTCGCGGCCGACCGAATGATCAGCGAAGGTGCAGCCGAATGCGAACGCTGCTGGCATGTCAATCAGCAAGGGGAAGAAATGGTACTGACGCTCTCGCGTTTGGACCGCCCCACTTGCCACCTCCGCCAACTCGATCGTCAAACATGGACCGGCCATTGGCTCGAATATGAGCGAATGCCGATTGAACTTACGTTTCTTGATCCCTAACTCGCAAGGCTTCTACTATGCAATTCCCAGCTTGCTACCAAGTATACGGTCGTGATTTCTTGATCGAGCCTGCAAGTGCTCAGTTCGCCAACGCCGTCTTCCAAGATGAGTATCAGATCAATGCTCTAAGGTCGCATCACGTCCGATTCATACTCGACATTGGTGCCCACGTGGGTAGTTTCACCGTAATGTGCCACCACTACTGGCCTGATGCGAAGATTGTGGCCGTTGAACCGCACCCAGACAGTTTTGAACTGCTAGAACGCAACACACAACACATTCCTAAAGATAGACTGACGCTCATCAATGCGGCGATCACTAAAGTGAGTGGGAAATGTATGTTGGCATCGCCTGTCTCGCACAGTCGTGTTAGCGAATACGTCCCGAGTGTCTGGGAGTCGATGACGCCGCGGCATAGCGACTTTGGCTTACAAGTGGACTCGATCACTCCCAGCGATCTGTGGCAGATACTAGGCGATGTCGGCATTGATGAGGTCGATTTGCTCAAACTCGATTGTGAGGGTGCCGAGTATCTGATCATCTCCGAACTTGCCGCACTTGGTCTGATGGATCGCATTGGCTGGATCCGTGGCGAGTGGCACAGTCGCAAGGATAACCTGTTGCTAGCTAACTTCCTCAGCCAAACGCACGTCTTCAATATCGATCCCAACTACCCGCACTCGGTGGGAATGTTTGTGGCACATCGTATATAGAAACCGTTAATCGACTTGTTTATTCCCGAGACATGAATGCGATCAAAACAAAGAGTTTCTAAGCTTGTTCGGATTCAACTTCCCTCCGGAGGCCAGCCAAAATCAAAGCTCTATTCCAGTTTCTAAATCGTGTCTCAATAGTCCGTGCAACCGCAAAGTTTTCACATGCGAAATCCGTGAATCTCATCGATTTTCCTTCTCGAGTTCTCTCCCGCAATAGTTCAAAAATCTGGTCATTATCCAATCTTGGATTGAGAGGTCCAAAGTACATGCGATTCCTGTCGATACCAGCTGCATCCAAAGCATTTTGCCAGGAACCAAACATATCAACTCCTGCACGGTATAGACTGTGGTTAGCCTTGCGCACGTTCATTGCTTTTACCGAATTCAGCCTTGCAACTCGACGACGTATCTGTTTAATCACAATTTCTGGTTTCCACTTCCTGTTGCGCTGGCGTTTTTTCCGAACGCCCGCATACTTGAGCGCCAAAGCCCAAGTTCCGAACAATTCACATGCTTCGTCGAACAATGCCTTGTTTTCCTGCCTGATGCTTTCTTCCGTTAGAATTTGATGCTGACTTTCAATCTCTAGGATGCGCCGAATCACCAGCTTTCGATTTATCTCGAAGGAATTCATAGCTGTTATACCTCGCTTCCTTCAACAATTTCTCGAAACCCCTCCAGCAATGCAGAATGCTGCTCTAAAAGCTTGGTGTGCACTCTTTCATTAGCCATCAAAGACCGCACATAGATAATGAGCTTCAGCAGGTTGTAGGAGTACTGGCGGTAAAGGCCAGCATAGAACTCCTGCTTTTCCTCGGCTTCTTGCAAGCGCTTTAGTAGATCGTCGTTCTTCTTTTCAGACTTCTCCCAGGGTGAGAATCCATTCGCAGGCAATTTCGCCCGCTTGGCAACAGGCGTCTTGAGAATAAGTCCTCGTACGAAGGGTACGCTAAAATCGTTGCATGACTCCATCAGTTCCAAGAT